GGACCTTGTATCCACATCTTCATGCGGAGGCCTTTCATGTCTACAATTAAGTTTAAAGATAGCGCCAATGTTACCAGTCTTTTTTATCGGGATATACCTGATAAAGATTGGATACCGGCATCGACACAGACGATTAACAAGTCTATTGTCTCTATCTTTAAAGAGAAAGATTCGGTAGATACTGGGACATTCATCCCTGGTACTTATCGAGTCAATCCTTATTTGGTTCAAGAAAGGGTACGTTCAGCTAGCGCAACTAGTGCTAGTCTGGAAGTACGGATTGGTGGAAGGGAATATAAATTCGATCACGTTGGAAATTTCGGCGCGATCTACTTATCTACCCTAGCTCCACCAGACTTACTCCGACATTCAGACTCAGTCCAGGATGATGCCTTGCAAAAGGCTTATTCGAAACTGGGAAAGAATGAAGTCGGCGTTGGTGAGGCTCTTGGTGAACTACGAGAGACTTTACAAATGCTTAAAAGCCCTCTAAAATCTATCCGTGATTTTCTCACGGGGAACGATTACCGAAGACTCAGTATCCTAAATAGGATAATGAGATACCTGAAAACAGGTCGGTTTCCGTCTAGGAGGAGCTTTTTGACCGGGGCAGAAGCTGCGAAAGCAGCTGCTGATGCGTGGCTTGAAATCCGTTATGGATTAATGCCGCTAATTTACCTTGGTCAAGACTTAATTGATTTGGCGAATAAACAGGCGTTGCGTGCCGATTTTTTGAAAGGCATACATAGCGTAACTGCTAACAGCACTAGGGAGGATATTTATTCCTTACCGAAGGTTGTCGCCGGGGCTAGTGATTGGACCAGAATGGAAGTCAACCCAAAAGTGGTTGATAACTGTAAAGGCCATGCATCTGTACAGTACAAGTTAACAGGTCTGCCATCAAAAGCAGACTTACTTGGACTGAGCCCTAAATTTTTGCCGGAGCTGATATGGGAACTTACCCGTTGCAGCTTTGTTGTGGATTGGTGGTTCGATGTTGGACAATGGTTGGGAGCGATGCGGTTTGAACCGCGACTCACCGTTCTTGGCAACACATCCAGCATTAAGGTTGACCGTACGATTACATCAGAATATGCACTTAGCATATCAATTTTCCCGGGCGGAACGTCCAGGTTTATTAAAGATGCAACGTATGAAAGACATGAGTATTTTCATCGCTCAGTCAATCGTGATCTACCCATGTTGCCGTCGCTGGATCTTAAATTCCGCAGCTTGATGCATACTGTGGATGCGTTGGCACTAATTGCTCAACCCCTCGCGAAAAAAATGTTCCGAGGGTAACGTTGTCTGCGTATTTTACGCACGACTTCGGTCGTAAAATGAGGATCTTTACTGATCCAAGGAGTTGATATGCCACTCAATGGTATCTCACTTATGTCCGACTCCACTGGCATTTCTGTCATTGGAGGAGCAACAACCGCTTTCGATAGCGATGGCTCTTCTGTTTCTAATGGTGTCCACCTTGTGGATAACTCGGAAGCAAACTTTCTACTTCGCCCTCATCTCACGTTTAAAAATCGTGCGTACGCGAAGCAGTCTGATGATAGTTTTAGTAAAGGGTTACGGAGCGTTGTTACGACTCTCCCGATTACTCTTGCTGATGGCTCAATATCTTACCAAGTTTCCAGGCAAGTGTTCGAGATCCATCCGGAAGCGACTCAAGCGCAAATTAATGAGCTGAGACGTCTTACCGCGCAAACTATCATTGATGACGAGACCGATGACTTTTATTTCTTCGGCTCTGTTTAGACTACATATACTGTGTAGCTCGTCATTTCCAACCTTTACATAGGATCTACCTATGAAAGAGTCAGCTGAGCCCCATCGAAGGGGTGCTGAAAAGGCTATCTTAAGGCCTAGGAAGAAAGCTTCGCGTCATATAATCAAATATGACACCGACGTAACAGCCAAAAAGATATGGCTGTCGTTGTTGAGGGATTTCCGAACTTATGAAGGTAACGAATACTGTAAGAATGCAGAGACAGCCTTTTTGAAAGGAGTCACTAACTTCCGTGACTATACTTTTCCAGAAATCGGAATTGTAGCACCATCTCGTTTTAAGCATTCTATGCAGCTCGCTAACCTGTTTAAGAAGTACCGATTTGCAAAAGATAAGTACACGGACGAAGAACTCGAAGAAAAGACTCATCAAGCATTTGCTGATGAGCAAGAGTTCTTTGCTGCGCTGAAACCTCAAACAATGCTTCGCCAGAGGGTTCTGCAGCGTGCACGTACCATTGCACGTAGAATACTGGGAAAATACAACCCCCAGCATACCGTTGTTGCAAGTCGGTTTGGAAAGAAGAGCTCTATTGGGTGCCCGTTGTCCCTTGCATACATTGACCACAAATTGGTCGATGCAAAGGCATTTACAGGCTCAACAGAGTGTAGCAGATGGTTCTTCGATGAGGTCGTTCCAAATGACCCCATATTGCAGGAGCTAATCAAGAACATGGGTTTAACCATGTCACTTGATGCTAATTTGTTGCACGATTCCCTTAATCTGGTAAATGTTCCAAAGACATGGAAAAAGTACAGGCCTATTACACCCTTAACCCTCCTTGGCTTATTTTATAGCTACGGAGTGGGTGACCAAGTGACTAAATGCTTGGAGGCTGAAGGTCTTGATATTAGGCGATTACAAGCCAAACATCGGGATTTGATAAGACAATTTAGCTGCGATGACGACCAGCCCACATCTGTGGACGGGCCCGAGTCGCATGCAACAGTTGACTTATCTAGTGCTTCACAGTCACTTCTATGTGACTTGCTCAATCAAGTACTGCCGCGTGAGTGGTATGTCGCCATGAAAAAAACGTTTTCACACCAGCTTGTCACACGTCGTGGCAAGGAAACTGTGCAAATGTATACCGAATCGGTTTTACCGATGGGTAATGGCTTGACGTTTCCTGTTGAAACTTTGGTCTTCTATGTGATTACGAAGGCCATTGCGGAACTATCGAAAACTAGGGGGATCATCTCTGTTTATGGAGATGATCTAATCTACCCCTCGAGGTTACATAAGTATACAACTGTAATTTTCCCACAGTTGAAGCTTAATATAAACCTGGATAAGACCTTTGTCAAGGCACCTTTTCGCGAATCCTGCGGTTCTGATTTCTACCGCGGGGCTGATGTTCGCCCATTCTTTCTTCCGGGCGAGGGTCAGTTGCTTACACGTACACGTTATGCTGTGTGGCTGTATAAGGTCTATAATGGCCTGTGCCGCCGCTGGGATTCTGAAGAAATCAAGTCTACGTTATACTTGCTCCTTACGGAGTTAGCTATGACAGGGTTGAAACTACACAGAGTTCCGCCGTGTTACCCTGATACGGCTGGCATAAGGGTTAGTAACCCTGGGGTGATACCCCAAAATGCTGGAATACTCGATTGGTCTCCTGTGAACATCCGTGTTCAACGGGGGTCCCAATGGTATTCTTTCCGTTTCCTTACTGAATTGCCCTCCCGTAGGGTAGTTAAGAGTGTCCTGCCATATTACTGGCTAGCACTCCAATGTTTGGATGACTCTATAACAGAATTGGATTACAGTGGTCAAGAACCACT